CTTCGAATTTCTCTCTAAGACCTTCCCATAGAAATTGTTTTCTTGTTCTACATCCAACAGCTCCTTCACCATCCCAATATTTTTGTTGTAATGCAAATTCTCTAACGGCATAAGGATCTTCAAAGACATTATCTACTACAAAAAATCTTTTGTCGCTTTTTTGCTTAATTTTAAATGCATTAGTTACTACAATGCTTTGTTCAGCATCAGCATTTGAATCCCATAAATAAGGTGCATCCATTTGTGTACTATTGTTTTTTGTTTATATGTATAAACACAAAAAAAGGATCCAAGTTTCCTCGAATCCTTTAAATTTTGTATTAAATAGTTTAGTGAATTAAACGATGTTTTCTTCCCACCAGTCTGATCTGAATGCTACATCCATATCAACTTTATCACCTCCACCGTAATCAAGACCTAATTCAGGAAGATCTCCTTTAGGGATACAGTCGTGGAATGTTCTTTGCCAGAAGATGTCACCTTTACGGTTAAAGTTAGTAACGATCAAAGTACCGATGTAGTCTTTTTTAAGACCTTGCTCACCTGTAAGTGGATTATATACTAAACGGAACCAGTCACGTATTGTTTTGTAAACATAAAGTTCGTTAGCATCATTCAAGTTCAATGAGAAACTTACAGTAAGATCATTTGTCGTACCAGTAGGAGTTCCTGAAGCGTATGAACGAGTAGCGAATTTATATTTTTGTTCAATAGTTTCTGCACCTTTATCTTGTGTTAAACCTGCAATTTTATTTACATGCTCTATCAAAATACTTCCTCCTGTAACCGTTGCTGGAGGCAAAATGGTTACTTCGAACAAGTTTTGATAAAATGGTTCGTACCATTTAGTAGCTGCTTTACTATTTAAGAAATGTGGTAAACCTGCCATTTGTGTATAGTTGTTTTTTTATATTTATCTTTAGTCCTTTAAAAAATGGCCGACCAATTAAAGTCGGCCATTATTAAATTTTTATAGGAAGTTACCTGTTGCGATAGATCCAGTTTTAAGAATTGTAGTTCTATGAACTAAGATTCCCATACCTCTTACTGGTTCGATGTAAGTATCAAGAATACCGATATTACTGTCGATTACCTCAGATGTATTGTTTGTTGAATCCATGATGTTTTGGAAGTCGTAAACTCCACCATCCGAAAGAATTTGTGATAAGAAATTATCAGCCAAAGTCTTGATTTCTAAACGGTTTTGAGCAGTATTGAATTCCCAACGGTAATTTTTAAGGATAGCCTCGATTCCGTCTTGGATGTAAATTAATAATTCTCTAACGTGAATTTGAGAAAGTGCAGATTTAACTGTTTGTTGAGCAGTTTGGTTAGCATTGATTGTTAATCCAAAACCTCTCTTATTAACGATTGCATTATAACCGAATGGTTCGATGAAATCAAGATCAGTTCTATCAAATGCATATTCAGCACCAACTAATCCAGCACCAGTTACAACTCCTCTACGAGGTCCTGCAACGATTGAATAAGGAAGAGCTAAATTGTATTTGTCGATGTACAAGTTAGATACATGTGCTGCTGGTGGAATAGAAATATTCGTACCATTTTCACGGATAATCAAGTTAGGTCCATAGAATGCAGAGTAGTTAGCTCCATCAGCGATTCCAGGTAAAGAGAATATGTTAGAAGGGTTAAGACTTAAGTTACCTCCACTTGGAACGTATTGAGTATCGAATGAAGAGCTAGAATCAAATTTGAATAGTGGATTAGTACTATTTTTGAATTGCTTAACCGATGGCATGTTAACGATAGCTAACGATGATTGTTGATTTTTAGCAAGTTTAGTTAATCTGATTTTAGAAGCTGGTTCGATTTCTCCTTGGAATGTATCTACAATGTAACGGAAAGTAATTACCTCTCTATCAGAAAGAGCTTGAGAGATATTAGTATCAGTCATTACATCAAGAATTTCATTTTGACGAGTTGCAGTTCCATCAGGCATTTGAGCATTTCTTAATGTATAACCATCAAGAGTTGCAAAACGATAGTGATTAACGAAGTCAGTTAATGATTTGTATCTTTCAACTTCATTTGTAGATGAGATGAAAATAGGATCATTAGTAGTGATTGAAATTCTCTTGTAAGTAGCAGAAAGTGGATTAGTATCTTCAACTACAGAGATAATTCTCGTTAATCTTGATTTACCTGTGATAGGATCTATTTTAGTGGCAGATCCTGTACCTCCATGATTCATTACAAGATATTGACCTTTTGAAATTTGACCATTGAAACCATCAAGACCTAGAGGACCATTAGCACTGTTATCAACATAAACTGTTGTAACTGGGTTTGTGTATGTACCTGTTAATCCAAACGATTCGTTAAGATCTCCTGTGTAAGTTCTAATCGTGAATCCTGTAGTTCCAGCAATCGCAGTAGAACCGGTTAATCCAGCATATTCGTAAGCATCAATCATTAAGTAATTAACTTGTTGATTCAGAACCGGAGATTCAGAACTAAAGATTGAGTTACCAACGATACCTGTAGCTCCACCTAAGTCAGAAACTGTGTATCTATTGAAAGAAGCATATCCATAAGGGAATGTAGTTCCGGCAGCACCTAAAAGAATTCCATCACCATCGGTGATTAATCCTGAAAGGTTGTTAGCGTATATTGTACTGTTTACTCCAGCAACAATAGAAGTACCACCACTTGCAGTATCTTTAGTAACGAAATTTAAGTTATCTAATATAGTAATAGCAGCAGTTCCACCATTTGCAGTAGCTCCACCTCCAAAATAGTACCAACCATTTGCAGTTGTAGTAGGTCCGGTTACATTAGTTCCAGCAGTAAGACCAATACGTAAAGTAATTGTATCTAAAGTAGAGTTGTAAGAAGCAGAAATAATTTTTGAATAGTTAACAGTTCCGGTAGGACCTGAAGTAACTTGTTGACTTACTTTAGCGTAAGATGAAGTAGTTAATGCAGCTTTAGCAGCAGTCCATGTAGCACCAGTTGCATAAGCTGAATAACCACTAGATGGCATAGTAGCAGAAGGACCGTAGATAGTTAAAGTATCATAAAATCCAGTAGCTCCTGAACTTGCATAACCAACACCTCCAGTTAAAGAAGCAGAAGCGGAAAGTAATGCATTAGCAGTTACACCTGCAGCGGTAGTCGCTCCAGCAACAATTGTTCTTGGAGTGATTGTAGAAGCAGTATAAGGAAGAAGATCAGTGATAGCTCCATAATAAGATAAGAATTCAAGGATACCTGGTTGTTCTGACTCTAAAGTGTGACCAACTAAGTCGATAATTTCACCACTGATTGTATCAGCATCATCATCGAAAGTATCTTTATTAATACCTAAAAGTAAACCTGTTTTAGAAGTTTCTAGGTTAACTAGATCTTCAATAAACATGTTATTTCCATTTTTATCTTGGAATTCAGGGAGTAAAGCACCTGAATAAACACCTAGAACATTTACTTGATCTAAGTTTAAGAATGAAGTAAGACCATCTCTTGAGAAACCAAATTGATCGATGAAAGTCTTTTTAAGACCGGTTGCATCGAAGTAAGGTCCAAAAATAGGATCTATTGAAAGTAAGTTGTAATTCGAGAAGTCTCCTTCTACGATAATTACATCCACCATATAATCAGAAATATAATCATTTTCTCTGATGTATGCAGGAACCTTACCTACACCGAACCAATCTTTTGCTAAAATATCGAATCCTAAGATATCTGATTTTTTAGTAACAACCGATACGGTTTTTCTACCTACGTTAGCAACGTTAAGTAGTCTTTGTTTTAATACAGATTGATTTGCTGTATCATTTGCAGTGTCAACTAAAGAAGTTGCATCTGTAAACCAGAATTTGTCTTTATTGAAGTAGCTTGATACTGGAGCAAAAACTTCTGGGGAATTGTCCATATCTGCCGCAGTAGATATCGAAGCGAATTCGCTTTGATCTAAAGTGTCATCTAAATTAAGTAGATTAAGAACGATTACAGGACCTCTGTCTAAACATGTTAGAACAGTTCTGTGGAAGAATGAACCTTTACGCTCTAATGTAGTATCGATGTCTCCGAAAACAGTTCTAAAGAAAACTGAATCTTGAACAAATACAGGAGTGTTAAAAGGTCCTTTCTTAGAGAATCCGATGATTAAACGGATAGTCTCAGAAGGAATGTTTGTAATTTGGCTCTTATCAAACTCTAGACGATAAACACCTGAAGATTTGAATTGTTGTAAACTTGGTGATAGTGCCATTTGACTCTAATTTTTTAATTATATATCCTAGCATAACTACGAGTTTTAGAACATCATGTCATATAAGTTGTCAGAATCATCATCGGAAGAGTCTAAAATACCATCTATTTTCTTCTGTTTCGTTTCTTCCATGTAGTCATAATATTCTTCAATGATTTCGAAATAATCAAGGGTATCGAAAAATGCCGAAGCAGTTACTGAAGTCATAATTATATCGTCATTACCCGATTGAGCGGAGTAAGATCCATTTGAATTTCTAGAGAACATTCGACCTTCTTGTATGGTTTGTTTTTCTTTCAAAATTAGCTGCCCGGTAGAAACAACCTTTTTGAATCTTTCACAATAAATAACTTTTGTGTCTTTGTTCATTCGAATTCCTGGATTCTTCGTTTTTGCTCCGGCTCGATGATGGAATCTAACAATAGTTTCTTCATCAAAA